AAACAAAATAAATCAACCCCTGCGGCAACAGAGGTTGAAAAGGTTCGGGGTGATCATATGGATAGCAGAAGATTTCATTTAATTGGAATTATAGTCAGTAGTATTTGTGTCATTCTGTCTCTTACTGCATTAATTCTGTCGCTTTTATAAAATCGCTTCTTCTTGCTTTTACAGGAATTGTATAGTCTTTTCTTGATGTTTTAATTGTTAATTCTCCATCAATTTCGTTCGTTGTATTACTCAAGTAAGGAATCGTCAAAAATATTATTAGTCCATATTCTGAAGAGTAAGGGCTCAAATTTACAGGTGGTTTTAAATTTTTAAACTCGGCTATTTCAATTGATGCTTCTTCATCACCAATTTGAGAAATAATATATTCTTCTCCAGGTCTATGATGTCCCTTGTAAAAGACAGGGTCCTCAAATTTTGAAGAGGTAAATTGGTATTCGTAAATGGATATAGGTTGTTCGCTTTTATTCACGAGACTGAGCTCAAGTATTAATCTGTAAGGTTTCCCGTAGCGATCGTTACCTTTGATGACTTTGAATAAAAAAGCATCTAACACATTTATTTCTAGTTTCGGAAAAGTAGAGAAGTATTTTAGTAAGTGAACAGCCAATGTAAATAAAGAAATGACTACTGCAATTATTGACAGAATTGTTGAGATCTCCAAATAAATACACTCCTATCTTAGATGGTAGGAACATTATACCAAAAAAAGAAAGGTGGTACGGGTATGAACCTAAACCGATTTCTAAAAACTGACCGCGAAAAGGCGGAAAGGCTGTTCATTTCAACGCGAGATCTTATTGCGGAATTGCCTGCCGCGATCGAGGAACATGATTTTGAAGGATGTGTAGAAATTGCGGCAACAATCATTTTAAATTGCAAGGATCTTAAACGGATGGAGCACCCGGAACAGGTTGTTCGGCTTCACGAAATCGCGTCCAAATTTGCGAACAGGGGATTAAACGTTTCAACTGTAAGGAGATCGTTTCAATGAATATTGAACATCCAATGGTCACGGAGATCAACCGTTACGGATATCCTTTGGAATATTTGAAAGACGAGGTAGAAAAGGAGGATGAAAATGGATCAAAAACAGATTGACTCAGTATTGCACCTTGTCGAATATGCATTGAGAAATGGTGGGAGGATTGACATTGTCTATCACTGTAAAAATGAAAAGGCAGCTCTTCAAAACGTGAAAGATGCCGCTGAAAATTTGAACACAGAGATTAATCAGCCTTCCTATGATAATAGCTTTTGGTACGAGACTGAAATTAACAGGAAAATTCAAATGACTGCATTTTATCCGTCAGCTTATGAATAAAAAAGCCGCCTTGGCAGAGGCGACTAAAAACAAAACTCACAACATCATTTTAAATGGTGTTTAATACAAAATCAATACAGGAGGTATATACATGAATCCATTACAGGCATTTGAATTAAGTGAAATTTCAAATAAAAATGAAGCGCCGCAGGAGGAACGTCCACAGTTTGAGATTACGGACATGAATAGTCTAAATTGGGCGTTTCGGAAAATAGCTGCTTTAAAGACACAGGAAAAAGAAATCAAGGCTCTGGCGGCAACGGAAAGGCAGCGTATCGATGAATGGGAAACTCAGGAGCTAAAACCTGTCGCGGACAATCTGGCGTTCTTTGAAAAACTGGTCAGCGTTTATCACTCAAAGCAGCTCGAGCAGGATCCGAAAGCAAAAACACTTTCCACACCTTACGGTAAGTCAAAAAGCCGCACAATTAAAGAGCAGCCTAAGCCAACCGATAAGGATCAGCTTCTCAAGCATGTGAAAGAGGCCGGTCTCACTGAATTTATCAAAGAAGATGTCAAATGGGGCGACCTTAAAAAATCTCTGTCCATTAAAGAGGTGGACGGCAAAAAGGTTGTCGTTGATGAAAATGGACAAGTTGTTCCGGGCGTAGAAATAGAACCTGCCTCCACAAGCTTCAAAGTGGAGGTGTAATAGATGTTTCAAGTCACAAACGCACAGCGTGAAAAAGAAAAGGCAATTGTCGGCTTTATCGGGCCGAGTGGATCCGGAAAGACTGCCGGCGCCCTGCTTGTCGCTTACGGAATGATGCGGGAAGCATACCCGGATGCAAGTGATAAGGAAGTCTGGTCAAAGATTGGTGTTGTGGATACTGAGCACCGTCGCGCCAAACTGTATGCAAACTTGCAATTTGATGATGTACGGATTGGCAGCTTCAAGCACATCGATTTTACACCGCCTTATACCACAGAACGGTATCAAATGGCTCTTGAAGCAATTAAGGAAGCCGGTGCAGAAGTTGTCATAATTGACTCGCTTTCCCACAATTGGGCGGGGGAAGGCGGCATTGTTGAAAAACATGGGGAAATGCAAGGTAACTCATTTCAAAACTGGGGTAAACTTGCGCCCGAAACTACGAAATTAATAAAAACGTTAACGCAAAATGACGTCCACATTCTGGCGACGCTTCGGACCAAAACTGAGTACGTTGTTGAGCCGAACAGTGAGGGGAAAATGGCGCCGCGTAAGGTCGGGACCAAGCCTGTGCAAAAAGACGAAATGGAGTATGAATTCATGCTCAATTTCAATATTGGTATTGATCATTTGGCGGAAACTTCCAAAGATAATACCCGCATGTTTGAAGGCTCTTCTTTTAAACTCAATCCAGAAGTCGGCCGCAAGCTTTACCAATGGCTTGAGCTCGGTATTGACGTGAAAGCAGAGGAAGAAGCCGAACGGATTCGATTGATTGATGAAATTAAAACAATCGTCGCCGGCAACGAAACAGCCGCCCAGATGATTGAAGAATTTCAGATCAAAGCAAATAAAAAACTTGATCAATGGACTATTAAGTTGGCATCTGCCGCACTTGATAGATTACAAGCTTTAAAGACTAAGGAGGAAAAATAATGTTTACAGTAGACCACAGCAAAGGTGAAGCTTTTGAACCGATTAAACCAGGAGAATACGAAGCGACAGTTATCAACTTTGAAGCCAAAACGGCTGCATCCGGAAATGAGCGCCTTGTCGTAGATTATGAAATTCGTTCTGACGTTGAGCAGCCATGCCAGGGCCAGAAAATTCTATACGACAATTTCACCGTTACGGAAAATGCAATGTGGAGATTTCACCAAGCATCAAAGGCCGCGGGTTTTCCAAACGGAATGCAATTTAAGGATCATATCGAATGGGCCAAGGCGTTTCTGAATAAACCGGTTCGCCTGCTTGTCGGGGAAAGAGAGCATAACGGCAAGAAATATCCGGAAGTAAAAGCGTTTAAGCCGTCAGAAGCGCCAGCACCGGAAACCGAACCAATTAATATCAGTGACGATGATGTACCGTTTTGATCATAAAAAACACATTTGAGGGAGTGTATAGCTCCCTCGTTTTTAAAGGGGAGTTATCACATGTACGAATTTAAGAATATACCGCAAGAGTTAAAAAACGCCCCTCAGTGGATTTTATGGCGTTCCGAAGAACGTGACGGTAATAAAACAAAAGTGCCCTACCAGATTGATGGCAGCATGGCTCAATCCAGTAATAAAAGAACCTGGTCGACGTTCCCGACCGTTTTGAAATTTTATAACGATCGAGATTATGACGGGATCGGCTTCATGTTTTCAAAAGATGATCCGTTCATCGGCATAGACATAGATCATTGTGTGGAGGATGGTGTCTTGTCCCCGTTCGCTGAGAAAATTGTTCAGGCGATTGGCAGCTACACCGAATATTCACCCAGCGGCAAGGGCGTCCACATTATCACAAAAGGTAAGATCCCATTGCGGGGGCCGGGCACAGGTAGGAAAAATCCTGAACTTGGGCTGGAAGTATACCGCCACGGCCGTTATTTCACCTTTACCGGCAATAGTCTCGGGATCGGGGCCGTTGAAGAACGAACGGACGAGCTCAAAGAGCTTTTCGAGAAATATTTGAAGGACAAAAAAGAAGAATCGAAACCTTCCAAACTCCCTGCTGCTTCATCCCGTGATATGAGCAACCTCTCTAATAAGGAGATATGGGAAAGGATGTTCAACAGCAAGAACGGGAAGAGCATTCAGGATCTGTTTAACGGTCATCTGATAAATGATGATCACTCGGCCACAGATATGGCTTTGTGTAATCATTTGGCATTCTGGACGGATAAGGATCCCGCAAAAATGGATTCAATGTTTCGCGAATCAGGTTTGTTCCGGGAGAAATGGGATCGACAGCATTCATCCGATGGCGCTACATATGGAGAAATGACCATTGCCGCGGCCGTTTATTCTACTCATACGACAATTTCTGATTTGCTGGAAGAGCAGCAGGAACAGCCGTATGAAGTATATATTTCCCATCCCGAAAATTCTCAAGTTGAGGATACCGAAGAGATCATTGACACTCCGCCGGCGTTTCATTTGACGGAGCTCGGCAACGCGGAACGAGTTGTCTACTACCACGGAAAGAATATTCGATATTGTAACGAGCTTGACTGGCTGATCTGGAACGGCAAGCGATGGGAAGAAGACAGCAAACGAAAAATTGAAGCCATTACCGCTAAGACATTACGGGCGTTGTACGGCGAGGCTAAGGCCACAGAAGACAAATTCCGAAAAAAGCAGCTGAACGATTGGGCGAAGAAATGCGAGCGCCGCAACATACGGATGAACACAATTTTAGATGTTCGGCCAATGGTTTCAGTGAGGAAGCAGGAACTGGATTCCCACAAATATCTTTTTAATTGCGATAACGGTGTGATCGATCTAAAAACAGGCGAACTTCTGCCGCATGATCGGGATCTGCTTTTCACGAAAATATCTCCTATCTCTTATCAAACTGATGCCGACTGCCCGAACTGGAAAACTTTTTTGGAAAGTATTTTTATAGATGACCAGGGCACGCCAAACTATGAAATTATTGATTTCATGCAAAAGGCAATTGGCTATTCACTGACCGGGGATACCACGGAACAAGTCATGTTCTTTCTATTCGGGAACGGCCGGAATGGTAAATCAACTTTTATCAATACGGTTCAGCACTTGTTCGGGGACTATGGCCGTCAGACAAACAGTGACACCTTCATTAAGAAGAAAAATGATAGTGCCATAAACAATGATATTGCCCGGCTGGACGGCGCCCGGTTTGTGTCGGCCGTTGAGAGTGAAGAAGGGCAGCAGCTGTCTGAATCGTTGGTGAAGCAGATCACCGGCGGCGAAAAGATGTCGGCGCGTTTCCTGCGCCAGGAATATTTTGAGTTTACGCCGGAATTTAAAGTCTTCTTTACCACAAACCATAAACCGATCGTGAAAGGCAGCGATGAAGGTATTTGGCGCCGGATCCGGCTAATCCCGTTCACTGTCACGATCCCAAAAGAAAAAGTAGACAAGAAGCTGCCGCAGAAACTGGCCGCGGAAATGCCTGGGATCCTCCGCTGGGCCGTTGAAGGCTGTTTGAAGTGGCAGAAGGAAGGCCTTGGAGAGCCGGAAGCGATCAAGAAGGCAACAGATGGCTATCGGGAGGATATGGACATTCTCGCCCCTTTTCTTGCTGAAAAGTGTGTCACTCATCCGGCTGCAAAAATCGAAGCAAAGGAACTCTATAAGGAATACAAAGATTGGTGTTATGAAAATGATGATGTTGAGTTAAAAAACCGTGCCTTTTATCGTCAATTAGAAATTCGAGGTTTTAAAAAAGCAAAAGGAGCAAAAAACAAGACATTTATTCATGGAATAACATTAAATCAGTATGCTGAAGGAAGATTTTTAAAGAATAATGATGGGCGGGTTACTGAAAGGGTTACTGAAATCACTACAAAAAGCAACCCAGATAAGATTACTTCAATCAATAGAAAGAAGCTTTAAACGTTGATATATAAGGGTTTATCAGAGATTTACATTATTTAGGGGTTACTGAGGTTACTGAATTTTCTATGTTCCATCTACTGAAAAAAATAAATAAAAAAATAAATATATATATTAATTATTATTTATAAAGCTTAATAGTGAAATAGAAAAATTCAGTAACCCTTTAATCAAAAAAATGTCTCAATCCATTGATATGACTGGATTTCGAGTGGGTTACTGAAATTTTAATTTGATAACCCTTTTAGTAACCCCTTTTTAAAAGAGGTGAAAAAATGAATTGCGCAGATACTATTGAGGATTTCATTAAAAACCAATGTATTCGTTCTTGTGGTGGGAAGGTTGAAGCCAAATTGCTGTATGTTGCATGTAGAGAATATTTTGGTTTACGTGAAAACTCATTTATCGGTACTCGGACGTTTTTATGAAATATTAAGACAATTAAAATATGATCTTAGAAAATCAACTGGAAATAAGCTCTTTGTTTTCGGTATAGCATTAAAAAGTGGTGATTCCAATGCACCCAAAACAAATTTGTGATGACCTTGCCTTTTTGGGTTCACCTTTAGTTCTGGATGGGGATGACCTTTATATTGAGCATCCGGAGAACGTATATCCGGAGCTCGAGGAATTTGTCCAGTCACATAAAAAACGGCTCATCCAGTATTTAAAAGGTGAATACTCAATGCAGGATCATAAAGTCAAACAGACCATTGATAAAATCATCAATTATTTTATGGGCATAGATCAAGAAATGAATCCAAAAATAGACGACTGGTTCAATCATGAGTGGGATGCGGCAACTAAAGCCGCGAGATTGCTTGTTCTATTTTGGGAGAACGGCTGGAGAGATCTGAACAGCTCCGTTTCGAATTTTGAGGATGAAGAAACGGACAAACTCTCTTTAGAAATCTATGAAAGTGCCATGTCGTACTTTAAGGGGAAGAAAGCATGACGATTATTCACTATAACTATTCGGATACAGAATTAAAAAATATTCTCGACAGCATGATCATTATTGTGGATACGAGGGAGCAGAAGAACCAGCATGTTCTTGACTATCTCCGCAAAAAGAACGTATCCATCAAGTTCAAAGGGATGAAGACGGGCGATTATTCCGCCATGATCCCGAAAAACGAGGAATACGGGATCAGCCGGGACATGTATTTGAACGCTGCTATCGAACGGAAAAATGGAGTTGATGAGCTGGTTCAATCCATTAAGGACCGTTCTCGGTTTGAAAATGAATTGATCCGTGCAGCCAAACACCCCTTCACTCTTCTTGTGGAGGATCTGGAAGGCTACCAAAAAATATTGAACGGAAAATATCGCTCACAATATAAGCCGCAATCTTTGCTTGGCAGCTTAAAAACGTTTGAAGTCCGTTACAATTTCTCAACCGTTTTTATTAATCCGAGCGCGACCGGAAACTATATCTATCACCATTTTCATTATATGGCCCGGGAGCTGTTAAAGGGGGGCCTTGTGTGAATGAATTAATGAAGGCCCTTTATTGTGAAAGGAAAAAGGACGAGCTTAAAGCGCGGCTGCTTAAAATGGGGTATTTTAAAACACCTGACGGTCGGCAGCTGTATGAGCTTTCATTAACTGAATTAGACGAAATATTCAAAAAGAAATTAATTGAGAGGGGAAAATGACCCATGGCATTTGTGGGTTTTGAAGAATCACAAGAGGTGCGGCAGCTTGCCGAAAGTTTAATCGATAAGCATCACCCACATTTAAAAGATGCAAAGGAACACATCGGTTTTTACATTCGGGAAGGTAACAGTAAATGGGCTGGGAAGGCGAAAAAATGCACGGCCTTTGAGCGCCATATGACTGATTACATGCTTTTTGTATTCATCAATAAAGAAGCCTGGAAGACGATGAACCAAGAGCAGCGCGCCGCCCTGGTCGATCATGAGCTTTGTCATTTTACCCGCGCGGAATGGGAGGAACCGGATCCGAATGATTCAAGCAAATGGGTTACTATGTACGGGCCCACAGAAGATCCTGACAGTTGGGGGATCCGCGAGCATGATGTTGAAGAGTTTTCAGAAATCATTGAGCGTCATGGCCTTTGGGAAAAAGGGATTGAATCATTTGCTGCTGCCGTCCGAGAGGCTGACTATCAAATGAATATTGATGATGTGAAAAGACTTCAAAGGGTGAAATGATGGGAGGTAGAACGGATGAGAGAGATTAAGTTTCGATATGTGTTAAGAGATCGGGCGACCGAGAAGATTTTCGATAGATTTCTCAGTTTAAATGACTTAGAAACAGGTTTAGAGGTTGCTTATGACTTTGATTCACCAAGATTTATAGACTGTGAATTGGTTGGTCGATGTGAATACACCGGATTGAAGGACGAAACTGGCCGGGAGATTTGGGAGGGAGACATCCGAAAAGACGGTTGGGGGAGAAAATTTAAGGTTGTTTACGACAACGATTTAGCTGCATTTTACGGTGAATATATTAACGGGCCTTCTGAGTCTCTTGCCGATTGCGGGCCAGATTCGGAATATCTTGGAACAGTCTTTGAAAATCCTGATCTATTGGAGGCGGCGAGCGCCGATAAGGAGGAGTTATGATTTATCTAATTATAGGAATCGTCATTCTTGCCGCTCCATTAATCTGGATAGAGATTATGGAAAGACGGATTCAGGAATGGGAAAAAGAAAAATGAACGAATGGAGGGAAAGGATGTCAAAAGAACAGCTATCTTTTCTCGATGATGTGGATGAAAAAGCCGTTCGAAAAATAGTCATCAAAGAACTGAAAAATTACCGCGCTCTTAAAGTCCAATTAGAGAATAAAAAAGAATGTTCGTCTGCCGGCATAAACATTTTCCCTTCCCTCCGGGATTCATTTACCGTTAATGAACTCAAAGTCAAACAGATGGAACGGGCTTTACAAAACAGCTTGGACGATGAGGAACGTTTAATTATCGAAAAGAAATACCTGACGGCTGCCAGGGTGAAAGACATCAATATTTATATGGAACTCGGCATGAAAAAGGATACCTATTATGAAATAAAGCAGCGGGCAATCTGCCGTATTGCAACAGCACTCGGAATTATCTGAGTGCTTTTTTCATCGAGAAAAACCCGACAAAATCCCGACATTTTTCCGATAATCGGGGGGATAAAGAGGGGGAATTTTTATGCGTAATTTGTCGATAAGATTTACTTATCAAGAAATAACGGGATACGCACCATTCCCTTATCAAGGTGAATTCGGATACTCAAATTAAGGCGATGAAGAATGAAGCCAAACGGGAGGAGCATTCTGAGCCGGATCGCGCTAGTCTTGCGGCTTTGGTATCGGGAGATTATATGAAGTATGTTTTTTGGACATGCTGCCTTACAATGCTTGGCTTCCTCCCGGAGTATGTGTAAGGCGCAAATTTGAATAAGCGTTTAGCGTAAGGAGGAATTGTACAACTAAGATAAGAGGACAGTCCAAGACTGGACTATCGAGTATTATGGTATTAAGCGAGTAGACAAGTTTATTTTTTAAAATTTATTGCATAAAATAAAATACATCGAGAATTACCCCTTTTTTCAAGAGGTATCCTGAAGGATGCTTCTTGTTTTTTTTGAATGAATTCGAATAGACAAGCTGCAAATATGGATCGAAATCAATAATAAATATATTTACTTCTCACCTTTCAGTTTAAGTATCCTTAAAAAATTTTTGAGGATACTTTTTTGATTTAGGCTGTGGATAGTACTCGATCGGACAAATATGGGTGATTGTAATGGTACATGTATACACTGTTTATCATAGTTTAATAATGAATATGATCAATGAATGAAAGGAGAGCTTAGTCATGTTTCATTGCAAACCAAATGTGATGCCGCCAATTGTACACCCGACTAATTGTTGTCAAACTCATACTTTTTCTAAAACAATTGTGCCGCATATTCATCCGCAGCATATAACAAATGTGCATCATAAGCATTTCCAGCATGTGCATCAATATCCACACACTTATTCTAGTTACGATCCTGTTACACACTCTCATACTCATTGTGGTAAACCATGTTGTAACTAGTGGGATTAAACAATATCTGTATGGTTTACAGTGCATCATCATATATAGCACCCAAATGAAGGGTGCTTTTTTATGTTCTCTGTAAACCGGGTCCAGTAAATCTCAGAATAAACGATTGGCGGCCAATGAGAGCCTCTGAGTGTGGGCCTGGTTTAGAAAGAATATATCCAGGCGCTTTCCCACAAGGGAGGGCGTTTTTTATTTGAGGGAGATGATCCAAATGGAGTCAAAGTGCGAGCATTGCGGCGAGGTTCATGGGGTTTTATTGCGGGAGGAGAAAAGGGAGAATGGTGTTGAAATTGGGTATATTCAATGCCCCGCCTGCCAGCATAGGGCTGTGTTCTCTGTGATCACTCCACAAATTAGAGAGCTGCAAAAACGTATCAGAAGTGTGAAGAGTCAGTACGACAAAGCCAAGAGGCTAAAGAAAGCCGAGCGTCTTCTTGCAGAGTATTTCAATTTAAAGGAGCGTATTGGCCTACTTATGCAGCCGTTAATCGATCAAGCAAATGAAGAGCTGGACCAATAAGTGTTTGACACTAAAGGAGGATTACAATGCCACCTAAGCCGTTAAGGGAGTGTAAGGCCTATGGGTGTAAGGCCCTTACCCGAGAGGGCTACTGCCCTGACCATAAGCACGTCCAGCAGGAGGAAACGAAACATTACAACAAACATTCAAGAAACAAAACAATAACAAGTTTTTATAAATCAACTGAATGGAAACGAACAAGAGAACTTGTTTTGCTTCGTGACAATCGTCTTTGCCAGCAATGCTTGAGAGAACACCGATTCACTCCTGCCGACATGGTCCATCATATTGTGGAGGTAAAGCAGGACTGGTCCAAGCGTTTAGACCTTTCAAATCTCGAAAGTCTCTGCAATGCCTGCCATAACAAGGTTCACGGCGACCGAAGCAAGTCGGTCAAGTAGGGATACCCCCCTATAAAAATCCTTGGGAAACAACCGCCGCGGGAACGGCGCCCCATCTTCTGCAAACAAACACCGCTTTTCAAAGTTTCCAAAAACGCAAAGAACCCTCCCGGCACATTTGCCGAGAGGGCTTGATATGACTGGTTTTGTTGTCACCTTCATCATAGCATGCTTGGTGAAAAAAACAAGCATAAAATTGCAATTTTTTTAAGAAATGAGGTGAGAAAACATGCCGAGACCTGCAAAATCCGCAGCCCTTCAATTAATACAGGGCAATCCGAATAAAAAGAATACGCAAGAACTGACCGCGCGGGCTAAATACGAACAAAAAATGAAAATGCGCGCTGACAATATCAAACCGCCTACCTGGCTGGATAAGGTGGCTAAAAAAGAATTTAAGCGGATTGCTGCTTTATTATCTGAGGTGGAAATTATGACGGAGGCGGATATCAGCATGTTGGCTGCCTACTGTAATGCATATTCTCAGTACATCTCTATTTCGAAAATTATTGAAGAAGACGGCATCATGATTCATACAGAGGGTCAAGATGAAAACGGAGAGCCGATCAAGTTGGTTGGAGAAGAGCACCCTCTGCTGAAACGGCAGAAAAATTTCTATGATCAAATGAAATCGGCTGCAAATGACTTTGGGCTCACTCCGTCTGCACGTGCCAAGCTCGCGATCACGAAAACCCAGGAAGAACGGGAGAAGACTTTAGCAGAAAAGGAGTTTAGTAATGTATGAATACAATTAAACAGTTTATGATTGATTACTCGCGCGATGTGATATCGGGCGAGATTGTTGCGTGCGAAAAGCATATATGGGCTTGTCAGCGGTTTTTAAATGATATTAAAAGAGAAGGAACAAGAGAGTTTCCTTACGTGTTTGACGATGAAAAAGCCCGTCGCTTTCTTTACTGGATGACGCAATTCAAACATACAAAAGGGCCATTAGCTGGTGAAAACATAGTTCCAGATCGTATTCAAATCTTTATTTTCGGTAATGTTTATGGCTGGATTCATAAAGATACAGGATACCGCCGTTTTACAAAAGTGTATTGGCAAGTTGGCCGTAAAAATGCAAAGACTCAGAGTCTAGCATGTGTTGCATCCTATGAAGCAATGGCAAACAATGAGAAAATGTCTGAAGTTTATATAGGGGCAACAAAGACGGAGCAGGCTCAAATATGTTGGAAGGAGATAAAAGCCCAAATAGAAGGGTGCGAACTTCTAAACAAACCTGAGCAAAAATACAGGATTGCATACAGCACCATTGAACACCCAAAAACAAATTCAACCATCAAAGCTTTATCTAAAGATGCAGGGAAGACCGGTGACGGATTTAACCCGCAATGCGGCATAATCGATGAATATCATGCTCATAAAACGTCAGAGATTTACGATATCCTGGAGTCGGGGATGGGCGCAAGAACGCAGCCGATCATGGTTATTATCACGACAGCGGGGCACGAGTTAAACAATCCGGCCTATCGTGTGGAGTATGATTATGTTTCACGTCTTCTCGATCCAAACAAAGTAGAGACAAATGAACAGTATTTTGTCATGGTGAACGAAATAGATAAAGACGATGACATAAAGGATGAAAGGAATTGGATAAAGGCTAATCCGATATTAGCTTCTCATGAAGTTGGGAAAAAATATTTGCGAGATCGTCTTGAAATGGCTCTGGCTGTTCCTGAAAAGATGAGGGATTTCCTGACCAAGAATATGAATGTTTGGGTTAATATGCGCGACGGTGGATACATGGATATGCAGGCTTGGAAGGATTGCGGATCTGATCAGTTCCCTGATTTATCCGGCCGTGAGTGCTATGTAGGGATTGACTTGTCAAAACGAATTGACCTGACAGCTGTCTCGTTTATTTTCCCATTGGATAATGGGAGCTTTGCTGTGGATAGTCACGGTTTTATGCCTGAAGATACCTTCTATGAGCGCATGAAGACAGATAACGTGCCGTATGATTTGTGGAAGGAAAAGAACTGGTTAACCGTCACCGACGGCGCTGTTGTCGATTATGACTATATCAGGGCTTACATTAAAAAAATGGAGAAAGAGAAAGGCTGGCGGATCAAAGAAATTGCCTATGACCCGTATAACGCTACACAGTTTGCCCAACAGATGGAGGCAGACGGATATGTGATGATTGAAATTCGGCAGGGTGTTGCCACACTTTCAGAGCCTACGAAAGACTTCCGCGAAAAAGTGAAGGCGAAAAAGATCATCCATAATAAAAACGATCTGCTGACTTGGGCTATGGGGAACGCCGTTACAAAAGTGGATGCCCAGGAAAATATAATGCTGGATAAGTCCAAGTCCACACAACGGATTGACCCGGCAGCCGCGCTTATTAATGCACATGTTCGGGCTTCACAAATTGATACGGCGATCGACTTAAACGCTTATATTCAGTCTGGATCTTTCAGTCTGTAGGGGGTGAGCACTTGAAAATTTTAAAAACCTTACAGCTATTTTTAGAGGATATCTTGCTTATTGCGGGCATGGTATTCATTTCAATAGCCATATATCGAATAAACGTAAACGCGGGTTTAATCGCAACCGGTGTTTTTTTATTTTCTCTTGCCAGCTTGGCAGGATTTGTTCGTCAAAAAAATAAGGATGAGGGAGGGAAATAGATGCTATTAAGCCGTTTAAAGAGCGGAATAAAAAATGAAATTGCTGAAGAGGATAGCGGTTCCCTTCTCCATCCGGTTGATTGGTTCAAAATATTTTTGCTGGATCTGAAAGCGCATCTGGTGAAAGGGTATCAACAAAAACGGCCGTTCTTCATCCGGATGTATATGCCTGTGTGATTGTTTTGGCGGATGATATTGCAAAACTGCCGATTAAACTTTTTCAGAATCAAAATGGAAACATACAACAGGTTCAAAATAAAGTCAGCGATATCATTCTGAACAAAGTCAATGACTATATGACAAGCTTTGTGTGGAAGCGGCTTTTGGTTACAAGGCTTTGCACTTGGGGAAACAGCTACAACCTTTTACTTTTTGATAAAGACGGAAATGTGACGGGTATCAGACCATTGGATCCGGAAGCAACCAACACAAATATTGATCCCGATAACGGGCGTGTTTGGTACTCCACAACGATTGACGGCAGATACCGTGAGTTTTTTTATGAAGAGGTGCTGCATTTTAAAAACCTGTCTCTTGACGGAATTGTGGGGCAAACTCCGATTTCAGTTATTCGGGACAATATAGGGTCAAATAGAGCTGCGACAAAATTTAACGCGAAATTTTACAAGAATGGCGGTGCACCGTTCGGTGTTGTTAAAGCGCCGACCCTTTTAGATCGAAAAAGTAAACAAATTCTTAGAGAAGACTGGGAGCGGGTGAATGCGGGGCAGTCTATTGCAGTTTTAGACGCCGGGCTTGATTATTCACAGGTAACCATGCCTATGAAAGATGCCCAATTTATTGAATCGATGAAATGGAATCGCCAACAGATTGCATCGATTTATAAGGTGCCTCCGCATAAAATAGGTGAGCTGGACAGGGCAACATTTTCAAATATTGAGCAACAATCCTTAGATTATGTCAAAACCACTTTACAGCCAATCGTCACAAATATTGAACAAGAGTTAAACGATAAGGTTTTGACAGAGAAGCAGCAGGGAGCTGGCTATTACTTTAAATTTAACCTGGAATCAGAGCTTCGCGGGGATAGTAAATCACGTGCTGAATTTTATAAAACGATGCAAAGCGTAGGCGCCTTTAGCGTCAATACTATTCTTCAAAAAGAGGACATGACAGGTATCGGGGAGATCGGCGATGAGCATTATGGAAACTTAAACCTTGTTCCCCTTTCAATTATGAAAGAGTATCAACTTAGCAAGGTCAAACGGTCTTCAAATCGCCTGAAAGGGGGTGATGGCAACGGAACAGAAGAAGAAAAACAAGTATTGGAACATGAAGGTTCTGAATGATTCGACTGCTGAAATCACGCTTTACGGTTCTATTACTGGCGAAGGATGGTTTAGCGAGAGCTCGTCCAAGGCCTTTCAGGCTGAGTTGAAAAGTTTAGGTGACGTGAGCTCTATTGATTTGTACATTAATTCGCCCGGTGGGGATGTTTTCGAGGGGCAGGCTATTCATTCGATGCTTCAGCGTCACAAGGCAAAAATCAATGTCTATGTGGATGCACTGGCTGGAAGTATTGCTTCTGTCATTGCAATGGCGGGGGACATCATCACGATGCCAAGTAACGCCATGATGATGATTCACAACCCATACATGGGGATGGTCGGGAATGCAGCGGAATTCCGGAAGGCAGCCGATGATCTGGACAAGATTACTGAAAGTATCGTTTCCACATATCTTGCGAAAGCAGGAGACAAACTGGATGACGCGACTTTACGCCAGCTGCTGGATGAAGAAACCTGGCTTACTGCTGATGAAGCTTTAAATTATGGCTTGATCGATGAGGTTTCAGAGTCAAAGGATGTAGCAGCCTGCATTGATCATCAGGTGCTGGCACATTTTAAACATGTTCCAGGCAAAATTGTTGCTCAATCTGCTGCTGGAAATTCGGCTGAAGAAACAAGCCCGAATGAAATACTAAAACAAAAGATCAATATGAAACTTGAACTCTTAAATCTTTAAGGGTTCTTTTTTATGCCATTTTTAAGGAGGATAAGCATTTGAAACAGAAAGAACTTTTGAAACTCGATATTCAATTTTTCGCCGGGGGCGGAATGTCTAAACAAGAACGAGCATTACGTCAGGCTTTGGCGGAAAAGCGTACGAAAATTGAAGCATTGACCGATGAGGGAAAACTTGATGAAGCCAAAAAACTACTTGCAGAAGCTCAACAAATTAAAGATCAAATTCAGACATATGAGGATTTACGAAACATGCAGGTTTCATATGCACAGGAAGAGCCGCAGCAAGATCCAGAGGCAAAGAACCCGCAACAGCCAACGGATGATATCGCTAAAACAGAAGTGAAGAATCATGTTAAACTTTTTGCTTCCGCCCTTAGAACAGGCAAAGTACCGCAACCTCTTGCCGCGATGAAAGAAGGTGTGGATGAGGACGGCGGGCTTATTGTACCGCAGGATATCTCCACGAAAATAAATGAAAAACGACGTCAATTTGATACGTTGGCAAATCTCGTCGATGTCATTCCGGTATCAACAAACAAAGGGTCAAGGGTTCTTGAAAAACTAGCGGATATCACCCCGTTAGTAAATCTTGAGGAATTAGCAGATATTGAAGAATTAGAGAACCCTAAATTTGAAAACATAAAGTATAGCATTAAAGACTATGCCGGGATTTTGGTTCTTTCTAATGATTTGCTTGCAGATACACAAGAAGCGCTTTTGCAGTACCTTTCTAATTGGCTTGCCAAAAAGTCGGCCGTGACCCGCAATACGTTGATTCTTAATCAATTAGGAACACTTGCAAAAACCACAGTATCGAAGCAGGACGACATTAAAGACATTCTCAATGTCAAACTTGATCCGGCTATTAATGCCACGACTAAAGTTGTCACGAACCAATCAGGATTTAACGTGTTAGATAAACTGAAAGACGCTTTCGGCCGTTACCTGCTTCAACCGAACCCTACTGATCCAACTAAAAAATTATTGTTCGGTAAGCCGGTATCCGTCATTTCTGATAAGTATTTGCCAAACGGCGGTACAAAAACGACTCCAAAATATCCATTAATCATTGGAGACCTTAAAGAAGCTGTCAAACTCTTTGATCGTCAGCAATATTCCATTTTAACGACAAATGTCGGTGGTAAAGCATTCTACCGTAACTCTACAGATATGCGAATCATTGAACGTGAGGACGTTGTACTTTGGGACACGGATGCTGTTGTTTACGCGGAATTTGCATCTATTAAAGACGCTGTTCCCGACAATGAAACTCCAAGTACCGGCGACACAGAAGATAAATCAGTTGACGTTGGAAAATAAAAAATTGAAAAGGATGATGAGATATGGCAGATCAATTTTTAAACCAAAGTAACGGAGTCTATACTTCTGCAGAGGACGACGGTACAGGAAAGCCGGTAACACCGGTTTATTTGAAAGGAAACAGCGAGGATAATCCTTTGTACATTAAGGGAATGCAGGGGGAACCTGGGCCGCAGGGACCTCAAGGGCCAAAAGGGGACAAAGGAGATACCGGCCCGCAAGGTCCACAGGGAGAGCCAGGACCCCAAGGCCCGAAAGGTGACAAAGGCGATCCGGCTGACATTGGAGAGAAAAGTATCCTACATGAAATGCTTGCGGACAAGTCTGTTAGAAGCAACAACATCGGAACCGGCAGCGTCATGCTGGATCACTTTAACAGCGAAGTAAAGGCCGTTTTTGAAGGTCTACAAAAGCAAATTGATGAGCTCAAAGGCGGCGCATCTAGTTAACGAAAGATAGGTGATGCCCTATGACTGAAACCCAACAAAAAGAGCTTGAAGAGGCGAAAAAATTCCTCCGGGTCGATGGTGATCTGGAGGATGATTTAATTCTTGGGTTTATCGCTTCAGCAAAAGAATACATTACATCCGCAACGGGCCTGAAATTTCCTAATAATTCAGCTCGCGCAGATTTGTGTGTAAAGGCTTTTGTAACTCACTGGTATGAAAACCGTGAAATAGCTGGCACAACTTCAAACCTTGATGGAGTTCTGACAACGTTGATCAATCAATTAAAATACACAGTTTCGGAGACTGATGCCGATGCTGAATGACATGCGATATCGAATCAAGTTTCAAAAGAAAAAAGAAGGCGGCCGTCTCCCTGTGGAAGGTGACTATGAAACGGTCGTTGAATGCTGGGCAAAAGCTGAAGGATTAAAAGGCCGGGAATATTATGCGGCCGCTGCCGTCAAGAAGGAAGAAACAGTAAAATTTACGATCCGACACCGTGAAGGTATTGGTAAACATATGCGGATTCTTTTTCAAAACCAATCATATGAAATAGAATCTATCATACCGAACTATTCCCGGAAAAATTTCACCACAATTAGGGCAAAGGCGGTGGAATAATGAAAATCGAAATGGAGATGCAGGGCTTTAAAGAATTAGATTCATATTTATCCTCACTCGCAAGGAAGGATGAAAAAATAAATAAAGCTACTGTAAAAGCTGGGGGCGCTGTTCTTGCGAAGGAAATTAAAAAGAATGCTCCCCGTTCCAATATTGGGGGGAGCCATCCCCACATTGATGAAGATATTATCGTTGGTAATCGTACGAGAAAGGACCCCGATGGTGAGATATATGCAGTGGTTGGTCCTACAAAAGATACGAAGTTCCGTGTCCACTTGCCTGAATTCGGAACCATTCATCAGCCGGCTAACCCGTCTATTCAGCGGAGTATGCTAAGTGCCAATGAGAGGATGCTTCAGGCGATGGCAAGCGTTATAAAAAGAGGGTACAAGCTATGAATGTAGCGGAAAGAGCTTTGCAATTAAAAAATAAAGTATTTGAAGCGCTGGAAACTGATCCGGCGCTTTTATTATTGGCTGATCCTGCAAACATTTTTGAACTTGCGGTGCCGATTGGCATCAAAAGCAAACCAGCTTATATCGTCGTACAGGAATTGGACTACAGAACTACCAAGTGGGCTGATGGAAAGCCGATCAAGGACAGCGCTGTCTATCAAATTGATGTATACAACGATTCATCCTGCGATCAGATTTTGGCTGCCGTTATAGGGGTCATGAATCGAATGGATTTTCAAACAGGAATTTTAATCAATGATTTTTTAAAAGATGAGGGTCTTATTCGGAAGGGACGCCGATTTGAGGCCAATATTTTAATATAATTGGAGGTTTTAGAATGCCTGAATACAGTTCAGTTACCGGATTGGAAGGCGTTAAATTTGCGCCTTTAAAAAAGGAAAATGGCTTTTATGTGGCTACAAAAATTATTGATTACCCTTACGCAATTAACGCGAAGGTCAATACGGAAACATCAACAGAAAAGCAGTATGCAGACAACAAACTGGTGGATATGGCTGTCACGACTGGTTCCACAAAATTGGAGCTTGAAATGCGGGATCTGCCAATGGAAATTTTGGAGGAATTGTTTGGGATAGAAGAAACAGACGGGATCTATATGTTCAAAAAGAATGTTATCGCGCCATGGGTTGCGATGTCTTTCTATGGGCCAAAAGCGAACGGCAAGAATCGCCATGTAGGCTTAGTGAAAGGGCGTTTTTCTCTTCCGGATGATGAATGGAAAACAAAAGAAGAAAAGACTGATTTTCAGACGGTCAAACTTTCTGCTGAATTTATGGAGCGCGAACAAGACAACGCCTATAAAGTATTGGCTGATGAGGACGCACCGAATTTCAATTTGGACAAGTTTTATGAAAAAGTGTTTGGCAATGCTTATAAAAATCCGGACTCAGGCTCTGATAATAAATCCAGCGTAGACATTGGAAAGACAGTATAAAGGGAAGCTCTATGCTTCTTTTTTAAATCTAACAAAATAAAGGAGGAGTCAACATGGCTCAAAAACATATTTCTATTAAATTATGGTTTGAAGAAGAAGGAAAATATAAAACGTTTATTGCTCCCCGTACAAACACAAAGACGTTATTTGAAGCCTTAAAGTTAGATGAGACAGCTTCTAAAGCAAAAAATCTTAAAGAAGTACTCAAAAGCCTTGAGGATCGTATGAAATTCATTGTACGGGTATTTCACAATCAATTTACTTTAGAGGATTTTCAAGAAGGATTACAGTCCTTTGAAGTTTCCGATGAAGTAAGACGAATTATGGGAGAAATCATGGGCTATGAAGAACCAGATGAGGAAGAAGATTTTTTGCCAGCAGCGGAAACGGAGGACTTACAGTTGAAAACGGAATAGAACAGCTCAATGATATATATGCGACCCTTTTAAAACAGGGATGGACCATGACTGAAATTGACGAGATGGATATTTACCATTACTTAGAAGTCCTGGCTCATGAAAATAAACCAAAAGTTGTTCCAATTGATCAAATATTTTTCTAAGACTGGCTTTATCGCCGGTCTTTTTTCGTTGAGTTTATGCCAGGGAAGCGGGGTGGATACATATGGCGCAACCTATCGGAAATATGATTGTTAAAGTAGGCCTTGATGATACTGGCTTTAATCGTGGAATCGAAGGTTTAAAGCGGCAAATGCGTTTAGCGAATTCGGAAATGAAAGCATCTGGTGCAGTTTATAAAGCTGCGGGCAATCAGTCTAAGTTTCTTCAATCGCAAATAGAAGGACTCAATAATAAATACCGCATACAAGGCCGTTTAGTTGATGAGCATCGGGCAAAATACAATAAGCTGGTCAGAGAAAAAGGGCTGGATAATCGAGAAACACAGATACAAGGCCGTCGGCTGAATGATGCAATTGCCGTTCATCAAAGCCTTGGAAATGAACTGCAACGAGTAACAAAACAATTTGAAAATACCACAAACAGCACCCGGCGAGCAGCGAGTGTTTTTTCTGTGTTTAAGCGCAATTCAGGAGAAGTATCTAAAGAGTTAAACGCGGTGTATCAAGCAGCCTCAACCGCTGGAAAGGCTCTTTCTGCTCTCGGTGCAGCGGGATCGTTTGGGATTGGAATGACTGTTAAAGCTGCTGCTGATTTTGAAAAAGCGATGAGCCGTGTCGGTGCTTTAGCAAATGCGACAAACGACCAGATGGCTGATCTTACAAAAACAGCTCGTCATTTAGGGGCAACAACTCAATATACTGATGGCCAAGTTGCAGAAGGTATGCAGTATCTTGCGATGGCCGGATATAAAACAAATCAAATTATTGGGGCTATGCCTGGTCTTCTCGCGACTGCTGCAGCCGGTCAAACAGACCTTGGAGTTACGGCCGATATCGTTTCTGACATTTTGACTGAATTTCATATCAAGGCTGAAGACACAAACCGTGTTGCGGATGCCATGGCGTATACTTTCACCAACTCAAATGCCACCCTGCAAGAGATCGGCCAAACGATGAAATATGCGGCTCCGGCAGCAAAAACGGCAGGACTCAGCATGGAAGAATTAGCAGCAGCGACAGGCATTATGGCAAATAGCGGGATCAAGGCTGATATGGCAGGAACAGCTTTGCGAGCTACACTGACCCGTTTATCATCTCCACCAAAACAAGCTGGAAATGCGATCGATGAATTAGGTTTGAAGGTAACCGATTCGACAGGGAAACTGCGACCACTTGCGGATATTATCGGCCAGATCAATGAGAAAACAAAAGATTATACCGAAACTGAAAAAATTCGAATTGCAAAACAGTTGGCTGGGCAGCATGCGCTTTCCGGGTTTATTACCTTAATGCACGCCGGGAAAGATAAGCTTCAAGAATTCACAAAGGAAATCGAAGGAAGCGGCGGCACAGCTGAAAGAGTAGCCAAAAAGCAAATGGACAACCTGGCTGGCTCTATTGAGTATCTGAAATCTGCGATCAATAACGCTGTTATCACATTAGGAAATCAATTTATCCCTGTCATACGTGCAACCACTGACGGGCTAACCAAATTTGTTACTTGGTTTGATTCATTGCCTCCTTCCGTTGCGCGCACAATTGCAATTACTGGAGGAGCCGTCACTGTATTTTCACTCTTAGGTGGCGCGTTCTTACTGTTGCTTGGTTCTTTGCCAAAGATAGCAGCAGGTTGGAATATGCTTCGGACGGCAAGCGGATATTTAACGCGTAATATTAATCGAGCATCGGGCAGTCTTGGCGTTTATTCTACAGAAGCTATTGCAGCGGGTGCAGCTTCCAGGCAAGCGGCTGCAGGAATGACAACAACATCTGCGGCAGCGGCAGCAGCATCCACACGAATGGGGCGTTTTCATCAGTCAGCCAATCTGGCAACAACCAGAGTCGGGAGGCTTGAACAATCATCCAGCAGAAGTGCTAAAGCCATGCAAGGCCTAGGCGGTGCTTCACGTGTTGCCGGCGTTGGCCTTGGATTGTTTGGCGGGCCAGTTGGTTCAATTGCCGGGCTAATACTTTCATTTGCTCCTGAACTCTTAAAATTCGGAGGAAGTATTTTAAAGGTCGGGGCCAATGCAATTAAAGGCGCTGGCGGCTTTATGAAATTTGCAAAAAGCGGTTTTGGCCTTTTCAACATTCTTAAAAAAGGAGCAGGAGTTGTCGGCCTTTTACGTGGCGGATTGAGCTTGTTAGGCGGTCCAGTTGGTCTTGCTATTACAGGTGTAACGCTTCTTACGGAAGCAGGTATGAACTATTATGACAACCTGAAGAAAAGGGTTCTTCCATCGACTATTGACTTTGGTAAAGGGGTTTCGAAGGCTACTGCAAAAGCTGTGAATGCTTATGAAGATATGAATACAAAAGTCACGGCTAAGCTTGAATATCTCCGCATAACCAATGCAAAAATCACCAAGAAAATAGCGGACGATGTCGCAACACAGTTTACAACGATGGGAGAGACTTTGAAAAAAGGATTCCAAACAAGCGCTGATTCAGCCACCAAGGTATTAAAGGAATTTTATGCTTCCAATGATAAAACCTCAGATAAGGAAGCAGCTAAGATTCTAAATAAAATTGAAGTTGGAAACCAAAAAAAACAAAAGAAAATACAAGGATACGTAGATCGTATTAGTAAGATTTATCGAAACGCCGCAAAAGAACATCGTAAGCTTACGGATAAAGAATATGAAGAAGTTACAAACATTCAAGGGAAAATGCTTGCCGAAATGGAGACGGCTCTTACTCGAAGCAAGGACGAGCAAATTAAAATTTCAAGGAAGCTGAAGGAAGAATCCTCTAACTTATCTGCTAAACAGGCTGCTGCTGTTGTGAAAAATAGTAATAAAGCAAAAGAAAAAACAATAAAAGCAGCCGAAAAGCAGCGCGATTCCGTTATTGCTGCTGCTGATGATCAGTATTATGTAAAAGGCACAATTTCAAAGAAAGAACACGATGACACTGTTGAAAAAGCAAGAAGCCAAGCCAAAAAAACAATTAAGGAAGCAGAAAAGACGCATAAAGGTGTAGTCAAGGAGGCAAAGCTTCAAGCTTATGGACATATTGGTCAGGTTGATTGGGAGACAGGTGAAATTCTTGAGGAATGGAATATTCATCTAAATGATTTAGCTGGGGTAATGAATAAGATCACTGGCTATATTAATAACGTTTTTGAATTTCTTCATATTCCTATTAAGATTCCGGAATGGAAGCCAAAGGGTTATCAAGATACTTCTAAAATGCAAATTGCGCCTGGTGCAAATTATGCGAAAGGTACAGATTTTCACCCTGGAGGAAAAGCGCTTGTCGGTGAAGAAGGATGGGAGTTAGCCCATACACCAGGCATCGGAACGTATGTAGTCGGTATGGGCGGCCCGCAAATCTGGGATCTCCCGCGTGGAACATCTGTACTTCCTCATGATGAGTCAAAAAAACTTGCTGCTTCGGGGATTCCTGGATATGCAGGCGGAGTCGGGAACTTTTTTAAAAAAGCTGCTGAAAGCTCTAAGAAAATGGTCAAAGGAGCTATTTCTTTCGGAAAAAGTGTTGTGGATAAAGTCGGGGATGTTAGTTCAAGTGCTATGGATTTTATAATTAACGGACCAAAAAAATTAATTAAAAAACTATTTAGCGGTCTGATCCCCTACAAAACAGGAAAAGGTATCGATATGTTAGGAACCGGTATACTTAAGACATTAAAAGATGGGACAGCTAAATTCCTGAAAGGAGTCATGCCAGAGTCGTCCACTTTTAAAGGAACTGGTGGTGGAACGAAAGCCGTAAACAAGTGGGTTACAGAGGCTGTTGGTATAGCAGGGGTGCCACTTTCATGGATTCCAGGGCTTGTGACCATCGCCATGAAGGAAAGCGGCGGAAATCCGAACGCCATCAACTTATGGGATTCTAACGCCAAAGCCGGACATCCAAGTCAGGGCTTGATGCAAACGATTCCGTCCACTTTCAATGCCTATAAGTTTCCGGGTCATAATAACATCTTAAATCCTGTAGACAACATTCTTGCAGCCATTAACTATATCAAGGCACGCTATGGAGATATATCAAATCATCCGGGTTTGAAATCAATGGCCCGGGGTGGCGGCTATGTTGGTTATGCAAAAGGAGGTATCTCACCTGGTCGTGGCGGCGCTAAATGGGCCATTTTAAATGAACGGGGGTATGATGAAACAACAATCACGGAAGATCCTTCATACAGGGATCGTAATATTGGGCTATGGGCTCGGATTGGTAGCAAACTTGGCGTACTTCCGGATTTACAGGATGGGATGATTTCAAAAGCACTTCTCCTGCTTCAAAAAGTTTCGGAAAAGCCCAAACAGCAGATACCACCGCCTAATGATTTTTCTGTAGACATCAGCCGTGTTGTAAAGAATCAAGAAAAACAAATCAGTATGATGGCAAAGCAAATTGATTTTCTAAATAAAAATGTACAGCTTTTGCAGGAGATTTTATTAAAGGACAGCAACACATATCTTGATGGCAGAAAAATTGACCAATCAGCCGGGGATCGGTTTACTCGAACTTCATTTATAAACGGGGTGAGATAGTGAAATTATTCCTTGATTACGATAATGGCCTTGGGGAGCAGAGCTTAAAAAGCCTGCTTCCTTTTTTTGAACCTTTAAGCTTCACACCTGAAGCACCGGGGATTGAACGCGAGACAGTTAGCATCCCGAGAATAAACGGAGTTGTCCTTCCACAGCATCCAAGGGATGTCACATATAAAGAAAGAAAAATAACCGTTGAATTTTATTTAAATTCAATCATCGCTGAAAACTTTTATCAATTTAGACGGGAGCTTTACGCGCTTTTAGTTAAGCCGTTTCCCTATTATATCTCGACCGATTTATTGCCGAATCTCCGTTTTCGGGTAACTTGTGATGGGAATTTTAGTATCCCAAAAGAAAAGGAGAAAAACTTTGTAACGTTCACAGTTGAATTTAACAACATCACTGGACTGGCAGAATCGAAATTCACTTCTCTGACAAAGCAAAATTTTGACGGTGAGCATTGGAGCCCAGGCATGAACATTCAAATGCGAGATGATCTGGAATACAGGTTCAAAAATCGAAAGAGGTTTCAGGTTTATAACACTGGTGATGCCTATATCAATCCTTTGGAACATGACTACAATGTGACCTTATGGGCGGCCGGAAAAAATGTGACGATCATCAACCATACAAATGGTGAAAAGCTGAAAATTGAACAGGAAATAAAAAAATCACAGCGTGTTTCTTTTATTAAGCAATACACAGTGATCAATAAAACACCTATCAAAACATCCGGCAGACTCCCGGGACTCGATATAGGAATGAATAAGTTTGAAATCTTGAATACCAATGATTTTGAAATCATATTTGATACCCGTTTCTACTACGCGTAAGGAGCATGCAATATGGCAAACACAGATTTTATAAAGGAAATTGCACCAGACGCCCAAAGAGTCTATAAAAAGTATGATATTCTCGCGTCTCTCATTATTGCTCAAGCCTGTTTAGAGAGCGCATGGGGGACAAGCGGGCTGGTGCAGAAAGGGAAAAACTTATTCGGCATCAAGGGTACTTATAACGGTCAATATGTTCTCATGTGGACGACTGAATATGATAAGAGCGGAAATGCAACCAAAGTACAAGCTCGCTTTCGAAAATATCCATCTTGGTATGAATCGATTCAGGATTTAGCCAAGTTGTATGTGAACGGAACGAGCTGGGATCCGAATCACTATAAAGCTGTAGTCGGCGAAAAAGATTACAAGAAGGCGAGTGCTGCACTTGTAAAAGCTGGTTATGCGACTGACCCCAATTATGCGACAAAGTTGAATAATCTCATTCAAACCTACAAGCTAACACAATATGACACTGTGGGTGGGGTGCCAGAAGGACCTGACGAACCGGAAACACCGATACCTGATCCAGAAATACCAAGCAAGGAATATGACGGGAAAGACATTACACTCAATCAGAATCTGCCGTCAGATACCGATTTCCCACAGCTTCATGTGTCAACAAAAGACGGAAAAAAGGTTGTGGAAATAACGGGTGTGTCAGTTGATCTGACAGACGATACGACAGGTAAGAAGAGTTTTACCTTCACTATCACAAAAACGCAGGAGAACGGCACAGAATTTGATTTATTGGTGGACGATAACATACTTTATCTGGATGAGAAAAAATTTAAACACCAAAAATATTACATTACGGGTGTCGAACTTCATCAAGAGAAAAATGTTATTAGTAAAACCGTTACAGCAAGCCACATATTCACTGTGCTGCTTATTAACAACAGGATTCATGAAACTGTATCAAAGAAATTAAGATTGAGAGATGCGCTTGATTTTGCGCTGAAGAATACAGACTTCAAATATATTTTTAAGACGCCTGAGAGTGAATTTGAATCAGCAGATCAAGAAAATTTCGGTGATAAAAACTCGACAGAGCTAATGGATGAAATCATTGAGGATTATGGGATTGAAATAGACGTGGATAATTACAAAATTTATATCTACAAAAAGATGGGGAAACGGATTAATTTCACCCTAGATTCGCGCTATAATATGCCCGGCATTTCAATTACAACAAACTCGCAAAACAGTACAACACGTGCCTGGGGATACGGGGCCTTAAAAAAGGGGAGCAGTACTGATGACAAAAACCCTCAGTACGAGTTTGAGCCTATTTTATACATTCATCCAGACGAAAAGAAATTCTTGATTGAAGGGAAGCCACGCTGGGCTGAACCGATCAGGGATGAGCGCTATAAAAAAGCCAGCAGTATGATTTCTGCATTAAAAAGGCATGTGAATCCATATCCGGAAATGACGGTAGAAGCTGATTTCCAAAAAATCTATGAGCCGAAGCTTTTAGAGATCGAGCAAGATTTCTGGAAAGGCGACACCATCCATGTCTTGGCTGATACGGCTGATGGTATCACATTTGAAGATAATGTGAGACTTGTGTCCATCCAGTACAACCCTCTGAACCCATACAGCAGTCCGAAATTGACGTTTGCGAACTTCCGCAAAGATATCCAAAGCATAAATGTGGATCAAGCGAAAAGGCTTAGAGATCAAAAACGATATATTGACCAGCTTTTCAAAACGCTCAGGTAGGCGTTTTTTATTTTGCCAAAAAGGGAGTGATGAACATGTTGCGGCTGATTAAGCACTATAATAAAACCCGTAATTCACTTTATGAATCCCAGCTAAGTGAAGATATGCAATCCATAGAAAATGCCTTGAATGATCACGATTATAATTTGAAAAGACATGAGTCTTCCAGAGCCGCCCACACGTCGGAACAAATCGACCACGGCGGCTTTACTGTTGGAAACCGTCTGAAAAATTTATCAGCACGCTTTGCCAACCTAGTCACAAATCACGACGGTTCAGATGTCAAAGAAGTAGTGGACGCCCGGGTGACAACTGACGGAGAAATTGCTCAAACATTGAAAGATCGCCTGGACTTAGAATTTAATAGACTCGCACAAAAAATAAAGCGCACTGTGTATGTAGATGACTTTGGGGCCGTTCCGGACGGAAAAACCGACAGCACTGAGGCTTTCAAAAAGGCTTTAGGGAATGGTCGGGTGCGAATTGAGTTAAGTGCCGGTACTTATATTGTGAAAGGCATCAAGCTCCCATCCTGGACGTACTTGATTGGAAAGGGAAAAGGTATCACGACCATCAAGCTTCATGAGAATACGCCCGCCAGTGAATGGGTGATTACAAATGCAGACTATGAGCAGGGAAACAGAAATATTTTTGTGCAGGGGATGTCGCTTGATTGGAATCCGAATAGACAAGGCGGAGTTCGGGCGACTGGCGGGCAACATTCCAGCTGCTTAACATTTGCCAATGTTAAATATGGCTGGGTGAAAGATGTTGAGGCGATAAACCCAGGGCTGCACGGTTTTGATATTACAGCTCCTACTTATGATCATTTGCCAACAACCGATTATACGAAGAACGGGAGTCGTTATATATGGCTAGACAATTGCGTTGCATACGGATATGGCGACGATGGGATTACCACACATTACAGCGAATATATTTTCATATCCAATTCACATTGTGTTTATCCAAGCGGCAAAGCTCATAAACAGGGGGAGTCCAATTCCAACGGTATTGAAATTGACGACGGTTCAAAGCACGCCTGGATACTGAATTGCTATTCTGAGGGAAATGTCAGGGGCGTGGAGGTTAAAGCTCATGCCAAATGGCCGGCTGCTCAAAATGTCCATGTTATCGGTCATGTGTCTTATCGTGATGTGCGGTCATACGATATCCGTCATATCGGCCATCATTTAGCATCTGACCCTGAAAGCACGACAGCTTACGGTGTCACATTAACAGATTGCACGGCGATTGAACCGGTATTTAATTCCTTGTATAAGGACCTTTCACCGCGTGCGCTTGTCATTTCTGCCTATAAAAATGTCGTGGTAAGCGGCTTTACAGCCATCGGTGATCCTTCATACGATTATAAAAATTATCCCGCTATCGCACTGCAATATCGCAGCCGAAACATCTCACTCAATGGAATTCAAGTGCGTGGGTTTAAGAAAGCTGAAGCGGATATCCGTCTTTTTGGTGGCAACCAGCGGACTGACAATGTTAATATCTCGAACTTCACTTTTTATAAATCGGCCAAAAGCGGCATCGTGATTGGCGGGGGAGTATATAACGTTAACATCAACAATGGGATCATGACAGGGGACAAGGGTGCTTATGGCATCACCTCACCAAACAGCCAAGCGAATATTGTGGGTGTTTATGCAGAGGGTTATGATTACTCGGCGATGATTAAAGGCCAAAAGTATAACTATGTGCCAAACAACTTAAAAGGCGGAACGAGGGTTGCCACAACTTCAGGATATGCGACATCAGAGACTGGTTTTCTTGCGGCTTCTTCCGGTGATCCTGTCGCTTCCGGAGAGGCTTCAGCTGTCATCGGATCAACCGGCGGATGTAAGGCACAGGGTACGCGGAATGTGGTGATCGGTTCTTCTGAAAGATCGACCGCAACAAAAGACGGAAGCCGGTCTGTCATCGGATCATCAAATAATGTCAGGATTGAGGGGGACGGAGTATCCCGGACAATTTTATCCTCACAAGCTGTCATAAATAATAAGAGCTATACAGTGGCGCTTGGATATGGCACCGGGAGCCCATCGGCTTCAAATAAAAAAGTAGAGCTAAACGCAAAGGCTGGCAATGTTTTAGGAACCGGTCGTATTGAAAGTGTTTCCGACTTAAAGGACTTGGCTGAATACTTTGAATCCAAAGACGGCAGCAAGATTGATTCCGGTTACCTGGTAACGTTGGACGGCGATAAAATTAGGAAAGCAGAAAAAGGTGAAAAGGTTTTAGGCGTTATTTCAGAGACGGCTGGCGTCATTATGGGCGGCGCAGCTTTTTATTGGAATGATCGCTATTTAAGAAATGAGTTCGGCGGGATCATCTATGAAGAAATCGACGTTGAATCAGAAGACAAAGACGGTAATGTGGTGATTCAAAAAGAACTCGTTCCGAAAGAAAACCCACATTACGATCCGGATGTAGAATATATTCCGCGAGAAGAGCGGGACGAGTGGCATGTTGTAGGGCTGGTCGGCCAGGTCTATGTCAGGATTGATGATACGGTCCAGGCAGGAGACAGCATCGTGCCCACAGGTGGAATTGGCACTAAATCAGAAGACGGAACAGGCTTTTATGTGATGCGTATCAAGCAGCCTTACTCTCATCAAAAAGGATATGGTGTCGCCCTGGTCTTTATGTATCCGCAGCTGTAAAGGAGGCTCATTGATGATTTATAAACAAGGTGGTATATCACTTGATATAAACGCGCGGAAATCGAGCGCACAATCAACCAACATCCAATTTTTCACCCAGGATACGGGCAGCGCAAAGCTGTCCTTTTCTTTTACAAAAGACGGCGTTCCATTGCCCCTTTCGGCGGTAGACGCCAAAATTGTCCTTCTGTATGCGGATGACTCGTTTTATAAACGCAGCCTGACGCTGACGGACAAGGTAAACGGGAAAGCCGAATATGTTTTGTCTGACGAAGAACTCAAGCATTACGGCGAAGTTAAGGCCGAAATCAAGCTTTATTATACGAATGGTCAGGCGCTTGCGACAGTCTTTTTTACCTTCTACATCGAGAAAACTCTCGAAGATCAAAACATTGTGCCTGTTGCGGAGTATTATGTTGACGATTTTGAAACGCTCCGGGCTGGCATTAACAAAACGGTGGCGGAGATCAGCCAAACTCTTGATGAGATCAAAGCAAAATTTGCGGAGTTTGAAAATATTGAAACAAAAAACGGGGCGACGGAAAAGGCGAATAAGGCTGAAGCGAATGCCAAGGAATACACGGACAAAGCGGCAGTAAGCGCGAAGGAATACACAGACACTCATGCCACAAACACGGATATTCATATCACGGCAGCGGAGCGTGATAAATGGAATGAGGCGGAGTCCCGGGCTGAGTCTCATGCAAATAATAAGACAATTCATGTGACGACTGCCGAACGTACCAAATGGAACAATGCTCAACTGTATAAATTGACACAAGATAATGGAGTGCGAATCCTTATTCCTGATGGTACTGATTTATTAACTTTGCCACCTGGCTTTTATTACGGTATCAATAACAGACTGCCTAATAACCCTGCGCCTGATGATGCTGGATGGTTCAATTATGACATTATGGATGGAAACTCTGGAAGAAAAACAATTATAGCCACAGCAAGTTACCACAATAAGATGTGGTTCGCGACCATCCATACAAATGGTGACTTTAGGGGTTGGAAAAGAATATTAACTTCCACTGACTTTGAACCTGTCTGGACTGAAGTTCCTTTAAAAAACGGTGCGAAACATGGGGCTAGAAAAGTTATGTGTGCGGTGGTTGGCGGTTTTCTGTGTTTAAAAGGCGAGATCATTACCAATAGAGGCGTGATCTTTGGGACGCTACCAGCTTCTTATAGACCTGACCAGCTCCGCAGCAGACTTGTTCCTATATTCGGTACAACAGGGATGACCAAATTGTATATCGAAACAAACGGAAATATGAGGCTGGAGGGGCAAATCGCTGATAAGTCCGACAACATAACTTCTTATGGTTTGGACGAAATTATTCCCCTGTAGGAGAGATAAGTCATGAAAAACATTTTTAAATATGACAAAGAGACGTTCTTATTGATTGATAATGATATTATTCAGCCTGATGATCAAGGGAACTATGAAATCCCGGATGGATGGACGGACATTCCATTTGACCCGGGTTTATACCTTCCGAAATTTTATCCGGACGAAAAGGTCTGGAAGGAGACGGCTACAAAAGAGTACATTGAAAGCTTGCAGCCTCCGGAGCCTGAAGCGAGTGAAATTGAGCTGCTAAAAAAGCAAAACGCTTTACTCTCTTATCAATTGGCCCGTCTTCAAAAAGAAGTTGCATCATTGAAAGGTGATGGTTCTTCATGATGTATCCAGACTTTGCGGCTATTAAGCAGTTTTATGATTGGGGTTGTTATGATGATGACTCAATCATGAGAGATTACGTAGATTGGGGCCATATTACTCCGGCAGAATACGAAGAAATAACAGGCCGGAGTTATGACAAACCCGCCGTCTGTGTGGATTTAGGAATGACAAGCGCCCAATAAGGGTGTTTTTATTTTGCCTCAAAGGAGGTGAAAACGATGTGAGAACAGGAGGATTTCAGGACATGCCACAACCCAATGATTTTGATGTTTTACAAAAAGAAATCGCAGAAATCAAAGCAGATCAAAAAACACAGGATCAGCGGATCACTACCCTCGAAAGAACGACTGACCGACATGATCAGCAGATTATCTCTATCAATGAAAAGCTGAACAAGATCGAAGAAAACACAACTTGGATCAAGCGCAGTATCACCGGCGCGATCATTACAGCGGTCAGCACCGGCATCATTGGCGGCGCAATCGCTGTTTTTTATAATCTACTGCAGAAATAAGGAGGAAAACACAATATGAAAAACTTTGACAAAGGCACGG